GTATGTTATCAACTCACTGCCAATCTGTATTGTACCTGAACTTGGGATAACATAATCATTATATTTATCATCAGTATAAGCAAAATAAGTAGTACTATTACTATATGTTGTGTGAACCCTGATTCTTTGCCAATCTGCTGATGAATCAGAAGGTGCTGCACTTGTACTTCTTACTGCCTGCCAAAAATTAGTAACTGTTCCGCCGTCTGCTGAAGTATCTATATCTCCGTCTTTATTATATCTTCGAACTCCACTTGCAGCTCCTAAAGTAGTAGTATTTTTGTGATAACTATTTGCTGCTTTTGTTCCTGAACTATAAGTTGTAAATGAAGTTGTAGAAGGAACAATATACTCGTCATCTTGATTTACTTTTACAGTATAAATTGTTGTTGTTGAACCTTCAGTTATTCTATATTTATTCTCTTCATGCCAAGTGCACCCTCCTCTTCTATTCGCTTGAGTTTTTGAAGGGCTTGCTCCTTGATACTGCCAAGGACATGCATTGTGGCCTACCACACGATATGGTAATACTAAACCTTCGGTTGCAAAAGGACTTGCTAATTCAAAAGATATTTCTTGTGCAGATTCTTGTTCTACTCTGTCAATAACCCAAGTTTGTCTTGGAAACTCTACTGGAGTATTTCCTGAACCTGTATCAGCACTTCCATCTTTTAAATATTTAGCAAGAGTTCTTCTTCTAAAAAACTTTTTTCCAACTAAATTTTGATAATCTTGATTTCCTATGGCAGATAAAAAATCTGTTGTAACATTAGAAAAAGTAACAACAGGTCTTGCACTTGGACCAGTGCTTTTTACTTCGAATTGTTCTACATTTATGGGTATTGCTGTGTAAGTTCTAAGAGTTGAATTATTGTCAAAATCATACATTTGTACTGCGGACAAATCTGAATCAAGTTGAGGTGCAAAGAATGCTTTATTTCCTGAACTATCTATTTCTACTTCATATAGATTTACTAATCCAGATGATTGTTCTAAACTTTGAACTTCTTTTACTGCAATCTTTTCCGTCATGCTTCATAACACCTTTCAAAAGTGGCAGTTAAAGTATAAAAATTATCAAATGCCCATGTTTGAGACCAATTTTTACAAGTTACTTTTATAGTTTCATCTCCATTACTATCATCAATAGTCATTTCAAATTTAGTTACTCCACCTAGACTTTCAAAGAAAGCAACTAAATCATCTATCTCTGCTTTTGGTCTTGTACTAAAAGATACTCTCATAGTTTGGTCTAAAGTATTTATTCCATTTGCGATTCTTTGTTCATATCCATCACCAAAAGTTACCGCATGAATTCTTGGTGTATTTTGACGAGTAAATCCTTTATCTACAGGCACAGCTGCGGAAAATCCACTTATATTTGCTCCACCATTTTGTCTTATTGCTGTTGCCATTTTAACTTAGAACTCCTCCAGGTCTTTTTTCTCTTTGTAAGGTTTCCATTACAGATGCTTGTATTGCCATGCCAAGTGCTTTTCCTTGTTCTGCACTAAAGGTCGAAGAAGCATTTCCACCTGCATCTACATTTATAGTTATATTATTTGTTCCAGCTCCTCCATTCATTTCTACAGGTATACTTCTTCCATCTGGCAAAGGAACTACTGCTTCATTATGTTTTCCTTCTCCTACTAAGAAGGTTGGTTGTGTTGCAACTCCACCGGCTCTATATCCTCTTATCATTCCACCTTTAGCCATTGGTATGACTCCACCCTCTTCCATTGGGATAGCGCCCAGTCCAGGAATCATTCTAAGTATTCTTAGAGCTGCCATTTTTGCAAGGATTTGAGCCATCATTTGTAGTACAGCTTGTGTCATAGATTTAAACGCATCTTTTACAGACATTGTTCCTTGAATTAATCCTTGAATTGCGCTCATCATAGAATTTGCAAACGTATCAACTAGAGCATCTCTTGCTGCTAACATTTCATTTGCTGTTCTTTGTGCAAGAGTTAGTTGTGTTTCTAACGATGCTATTTTTGCATCTTCTTGTGCTATTTCTACTTTATTCTTTTCCTCTCCTTTATCTTTAAGTTCTTGTCTTTTTTCTAGTGCATGATTTATTTGTGTTTGTATGTCGTTTACTTTGAACTGTTTATCTAATTCAGCTTGTATAAGTTTTGGCATGCCCATTTTATCTTTCGTTAATTTATTAGATAAAAGCGTTCTTTCAGTTAAAAATCTTATTTCTATCTCGTTTAATCTTTTTGATTCTGCTACTGCTGCCTCTCCTAACTGTTTTAATAAACTTTGTGCATTAGTAATAACTCCTGCGGCGTCTACTTTTTTCTTGCTTAATATTTCATCTACCTTTTCATCTCCTAAAAATATTCTTAAAGCGTCCGTAGTAGCTGTGTCTGCAACTAAGTCAGAAGGCGTTGAACCAAACTTTTCAAATACTTTTGTTGCATCAGATTTACCAATACCCACTAAAGTTTCTCCAAAATTTCCAATAGATTGTGACATTCTAAAGAAAGCTGAGCCTTTTGACCTCATACTTGACATTGCATTACCAAATGCATCTGCTGCTCCTGATAATAAGTTAGTTGTATTTGTAAACTCTTCTATACTTCTTTGGGCAAGAGTACCGTTTTCTTCTAAATCTTTTAGTTCATCTACTATTATTTGAAATGTTGGATTAGACATATATCTCTGACGAGAATTTTCAAGAGCACTACTAAGTCTATTTATTCTTTTGTCTAAATCCTCTGCCTCATCACTACCATCAGTTAATCTACTTCTTTGTGTTCGTAAACTCTCTATGACTCCTTCTACTAATGTTCTTTGGTCTCTAGAAAGTCTTTGAGCAGTTGAATCAGTTACTTCCAAAGTTCTAAAACCCATGCCCTCTTCTCCAAAAGCCTCTGATAGTCCTTGAAAACTAAAATTTGAGAAAAACTTAGCTTCTTGTATAAATTGAGCCATAAAGCTTTTTGCGTTTTTCATATTTTCTGCTATTTCTTTTGTGACTTCATTTTGTTCTTCTAATCTATCATTTACAGATTTTAAATTTTCTTCAAACTTTTTTGTAGATGGGTCTCTAAATCTTTCAAAAAGTCCGCCTAAAACAGTAACAAGTGAAATAATTAAACCTGCCCAACCCAAAGCAGAAATAAATCTTGAAAGTCCCATACCTAAAAATTTTATCATACCAACAAACTTTCCATATTCTACTTGCATTAAACGTAGTTCTAGTTTCCATCTAAGACCCATTCTTTTAAAACTTCCTGCAGTAGCCAGTTCTAATTGTGTTTGTTGGGCTTTAAGTGCTGTAACCATCAATTGACCATTTGCTTTATTAACTTTAGTATAGTCTAAAAATATAGAGTTTTTTCTTTTTAGTGCTGTTTCAAACTGTTTTATATCTTTTTGTGAACCAAGCTCTCCAAACCTTTGCATTCCTTTTTTAGATAACATGGCTTGTGCTCCTGATTTAGCAGTTTCTCCAGCAGCTTTAACATCTATTGTCGGTGCTGCTGGTGTAATAGCTCTTAGTATTCCTGAACCAAGAAGAGCAAAAGAACCTGCTAATGCTACTACACTACCTGTTAATCTTCTTGCTATAAATTCTGCTACACCTGTTAAACCCATTTTTATGTTGTTAAGTAAATCATCAAAAGACTTTGCTAAGAGTTGAAATTGGTTTAGTTCAGTATTAAATTCACCAAATTTTTCTTCACCCTGTCTAAGAACCTCATTAACAACTGCTTGAGATTTTTGAAAAATAGTAAGGTCTTCTTTTGCTATTTTTAATGAGTCTGCATATCTTTTTGTTGCAGTTTCTAGTCTTAATATAATACCTAATTCATCTAATAATTCTGGTTCCGCTTTTGTAGCACCTCTAACCAATCTATTTAAAGAATCTGTTAAATCTCTACCAAGAGCTATAGAAGCATTTTTTGCTACTGTACCTAGTCTTGATATTTGGTCTGAAGTTAGTCCTGCAGCTCTACCTATCGCTACTGATTGTGCTGCCTCTGAAAAAGCTAATTGTTGTCCTGTTGCTGCTTGTAATCTACTGGTTATTAATTTAAGTGATTCTCCAGTTATAGTAGCGTACTCTCTTTGTCCTTCAATAAGTATTCTAAAGTTTGCAGCATCTTGTAAGAATCTAAAAGCTGCTGTAATAGCAAATATATTAGCAGCAAGAGTAGCATATGCAGGTACAAGACCACCTGTGATACCTTGCGCCATCTTTGAGAAATTTTTTGTTGTATTTGAGGATTGTTGCGAAGCACCCTTGAAGTTACGATTTAATGTTTGTTCTGAACGTGATAATTTATCTACAGCTTTACCTGCTTTTTTTGTTTCGCCTTCAAAAACTTTTAAAGTGCCATCATCACTTATTTTAAATATTAAATCAGCTATATTAATTTTCTTTTTTGCCATTAACCTTGTACGTTTATTCCTGGTTTTTTACCTGCACCAGCCTTTGCCTTTGCTTTTCTTTCTTCGGCTTTTCTTTTTTTGTCTTGTTCTCCATTTATTTTTTTCATATTATAACTATCTATACATCTAATAAAATAGACACAAGTTTTTTTATCTTCTACTTCGTAGGCGTCTAATAATACTTGCAATCCTGAATAATCTTTTCCCATATAAAAACCATTCATTCCTTCCCACCTTTCTGGTAAAAAGTCATGCAATAAAAAAGCCACCTGAACTTCTGGAGGATAATCTCCTAAAGCTGGTGGCATTTCATCTGGGTCAGGTTCTTTACCAGTTTGGTCACACATTTCTAAGTATGATTCTAAACTAATCTGACCTTCTTTAAATTGTTTCTCTAAGAGACCAAGTATTTGTTCTACTTGGTCTTGGTAAAATTTTCTAAATCTCCTGTGACTTCAGTTACCCAAGTATCAAAGTCTGCTGCATTTTTCATTAATATTTCTGCATTTTCTTGATTAAAAGGTAGTTCATCTTCAGGATTGAGACTGCTAATATCCACCAATAGAAGCTCTTCTAGGTAAGAATATTTTAAACCGCTCCACCCCTTGATAACAGCTTTTACATATTCAACTAAAAACTTTTCTTCATCTAGAGTTTCTTCAAAAGCTCTTGTTTTACGATTGAGTTTTTGAGAAACACAACGATTTCTAAGTTTAATTAGTTCTTCTCTTGCTAAGTAGCAAAGGTCTACAGTAAATCCTGCTAATGTAGGATAGTCAACTGTGACCGTTTTACTTGGAGTTAATAAACTCGCTAATGATACTGGTTGTTGTTTTTCTTCTGTCATTTATTTTTCCTATAAAAGAGGGAGGGTTGCCCCTCCCTGTTAAATTATTTATGTTACAGTTGGCCCAAGGAAAATCATATCTATTTCGTCTGTTGCATCAACTGATGTTGGTAATGCGTGGAAACTTGTTTCCAAGCTAACTATGTCGTCTATTGAGTGTGTTGGCACTTCAAGATGACAAGTATTTAAGTTCATTGTAAGTGTTGGTGAGTTACCAGTTCCACCAATAACAAATGTTAAATCAAAGTCATTAGTTATAACGTCTGTAGATTCAATAATATCTTCAAATAAATCTGCACTTGAAGCTCCACTAGAAGGAGTGTTAAGATAACAAGTAAAAGTACCTGATACTGAACGAGTTCCTGTAACGTGACCTAAAGGCTGATTAATTATACCTAATGTCTCTGGTGTTAAATAAGTCATATTATTTGATATAGTAATATTTCCACCTGTTAAAGTTAAAGTATAAGCAGTTGTAATACTACCTGCAGCTGTAGCTGTGACTGTTAAATCTGTTAATCTATTTCTGATAAAGTTATTTGTATCTGCAGCTGCTGTACCTTCATAGATACTAGCTGTAGACATAGAACTTTCTTCAGTAATAATTGAACCAAATCCTGACCAGTTTGCAGTAGCAATTCCATCAATATCAAAATCAATTGAAACTTCATTTACTACACAGTCTGTGATTTTATAAATAGTTGGATTTGATTTTCCACTTCCCATTTCAAATTCTAATGTGAAAGTATCTAGTGCTACTTTATTTGAATTATTAAAATTCAAGGTCATGTTTGAGCCGCCAGGTGTTAAAGCATCTCCTGATTGTCCAGGTGCTGCTCCTGCTGCTAATGCATTCCATAAAGCCTCTTCAACTGCATGATGCTCTGCCGCTGCGTGTTCTCCACCTGAGCCTGCACCACCCGATTTAAAAGGTCTAATATAAGTTGACATTGACCATTCTGCTGGAGCGTATGAATCAGTAAACATTTGTCTAGCTCTTCTACTAACTCCCGCTGAGGTTGCCATTTCATTCAGAGTAATTTCTGAAGTGTTTGTCGCCTGAGAAAAACTAAATCCATCTAATACTGGAATCTTATAGATTGCTCCAGAAGTCGTCGTAAGATGAACTTTGGTATCTCGACTATAATAAAATGTATCTGCCATTACATTCTCCTATTTTTGCTTTGAAAAGGGTCAGCTAGAGTTTTCTCTGCATTTTCCGTTTTCATTAATATTGGACGGTGCATAATATCTCACCGATTCCAAATGGTTCCATAACTCCTTCGTCTGTGTCAATGGAGTTTATCGTTGTTTGTATTGTTGTTGTAGAAACTCCTAATCCTGTTGTATAAGTTAGTGGATTATTGTCTTCTATAACTGTTTCTACATCTTCCATCAATTCTTCTAATGCTCTTACTGCATCTTCTTCATTTACGTAGCAGCGAAAAGTAAGTGCTAAAAATCTAAATTTATCTCCTTGTCCGAGATATTCTCTAGTTT